TCAATAGGTACATAAAGAAGACAGTCTCAGAAAGTAAGAAAATAGCGGAGGAGCACGGTTTAGAAAAAACAACTGATCAACTTATGGTAAAAGATGTAAAGTACGGAACGGTTTGTATGACCCAAAACGCCTCAATGGATGGTGATGAAACTAAAGCCAACCGTGGGGCCGGTTTAAAAAGTAGGTATTATCAAAATGCCATCAGAAAAATCAGATAAAACACCATTTGAATCAGAATTTGACGCTTGGGTGGGAACTAATAGAGAGGGAGGTGGAATTCTCCCAGCATACAGACTAATAGAAATAATCTTCAAAAGAAGAGCTGAAGTAAATAATGAAGGAGTTCTTCCTAGGTGTTTTTGGAGGCTAGATAAATATAAACACCATATAAAAGAAAGAAATATAGCAAATAAACTTTTACAGAAATATGATATAATTGTAATAGTAAAAGCCCTTGGGTCAAAAAGTGGATCGAATATACTGTCTCTTGGAAACAAAAGGCTAGTTCCACTGATAAAGAAAGAAGAGATAAAACATAAAAAACAAGTGTTTAATCCTTCAGATAAAAAATCTAGTCCACCACCAAGAAAACCATTTGGTAAAAAAAATCTATGGAGTCAATTATAAGTGGCAAAAGTAAAAACAAAGACAGAAAAAAAAGAAGTTGAACTAAAAAAGTTAATGAAAGATTTAGGGAAATGTATTTCTAGTGGTTTAGAAATTTTTGAGGAAAAGAAAAAACTAAAGACCTTATCGATATCTCCGTCTTTAGATTTTGGTTTAAATGGTGGTGTCCAAGAAGGATCATGGCTCACTGTCATAGGGTTACCAAAAACCGGAAAAACATCTACGGTTTTACAAATTGCAGCTAATGCTCAAGCAGAAGATAGAAAAGTTATCTACTTAGATGCGGAGGGTAGAATTAAGGGACACAATCTGGCTGGTATTAATGGGTTGAATCTTGAAGATTTAATAATGATCCATGCTCCAGAAGATAAGATTTTGAGTGCCGAAGAATTTTTAAGTATATTGGAACTGCTTATTAAAAAACCAGAAAATGAGGGAGCTGTCGTTATTATCGATTCTGTTTCAAGTCTAATCCCAAAGAGGGATTTAGACGGAATCGTTTCTGGAGAACGTAGAGCGGGACTCCCTAAAATTATGGGAGACTTCACAAAAAGAATGGGTCAGGTTATTCCTAGAACCAAAACTATAATTGTTATGATTTCACACTTCATAACTAATACAAGTGGTTGGGGTAAAAAAAACGTCCAAGATGGTGGGTTAAAAATACAATATCAAACAGATACTGTAATATCAGTCAAAAAAAGTGACCCCTGGATAGAAGACGATGTTAAAATTGGTCAAATAATTGAGTGGGATATCGCTACTTCATCTTTAGGTGCAAGTGGAACGGGAGCAACTGGATACTTTAGGTATAATAAGGGTTTGGATTTTTCGCAAGAAATGATCTGCCTAGCTGAATCTTTTGACGTTATTCTTAAATCAGGATCTTGGTATTCTTGTCCATTTATGGAAAAATATGACAAAGAGTACGAAGAAGGAAAATACAAATCGCAAGGTCTAAACAATCTTTATGAGTTATTAGAGAAAAAACCTGAAATAATGAAAGCATTGAAAGAAGAAATGGGACAATTCTTGATATGAAAGTTATTGGATTTGATGGTAGGTCTTATAAAATGAAACTACCAAAATATCAAAGGGCCGCTTGCTCTAAATATCACAAAAAAGCAAAAGAGACAATTACTCAAGTTTTTCCTTTTGAGCCTATTCATGAGGAGGTGACACTTCCAGGATCTAAATGTAGATTCACCGGAAGTTTATATGCGGATTTTTTTCTGCCAAATCAAATAATGATAGTTGAGGTTCATGGTGAACAACACTATAAATATCTCCCATTTTTTCATAGTAGTAAACTTGACTTTATGAAATCGCAAAAAAGAGATAAACAGAAAATTGAGTGGTGTAACCTTAATAATATCAAGATAGTTATTCTCCCCTACGATAAAGAGTCAGAATGGAAAAACTTGTTAAAAGAATAAATTATAATGAAGAAGAGTCTGATCTTCTAGAGAAAATAGAAACTTTTATGCGTCAATACGAAATGACGCATAATTTAGATCTAATTAAAACCAACCCATTAGTTTGTCAGTCACTGAATTTATCAAGAGAGGAATTAGCGGAGCTATCCTCTGAAGATGTGCTACATCATTCTTATATGATAGCCACCCACATGAATAAGTTGACAGGAGAATACAATAGAGAAAAAGTAAAAATGGAGTTTGTTAGTAAAGCCTATGGTGACGCAATAAATCATTTTTTATCTAAAATGGATTTTCCCGATTACACAAAAGCGGAAACTAAAGAGCAAATGATTTGTGAACACCATAAGGAGACCTTTAAAATAAGAGAGCTTATGAGAAAAATATCAACAGTCCTTCAGTTATACGAAGATAGATTTTATTCCCTAAAAAGAGCGGCGGATGTTTTATTCCAGTTATCGAGGATAAAATGAGCATTAGCAAAACAATAGATAAACTAAGAGAAGGAATTATCGAGGCGAATATCCCAGCAATTGAAAATGCTTTTAAGGAACTTAGTGGAGAAGATATTGTTTTTGGCCAAAATTTAAGCACGCCCTATACCCTTCACCCAAAAGTATCAGTCCATACTACAGGAGAAGTTAAAGTAGAAGAACGTGATGACATCTTTACAATGAAACCCCAAAAAAGTGGTTCTTCTATCAAGAAACCCTTTGTTAATAATTTTGATCCAAGCACTGAGCCACTACGTGACAAAGAAGATAGTTCTTATGATAATATTAATGATGACATTACCCCAATAGAAAGGAATAGACCTATTCATCGTCAGGTTGAATCATTCTGTCAAGATTGTAAAAAAATAATCCTAGTTGATCCACAATTCAAGAAAGATCCACATTATTGTGACTTTATCAAGCTTGGACAACCCTGCCCCCATATGTAATAATGTTGCGTCAGAAAAAGCTGTTTTAGCTGGAATCATTCAGCATGGAATCGATGCTTTTGCTGATGTCCAATCGATAATCGAAGAAGCAACTTTTACTATTGATGGAAATAAGGTAGTATATCAGTGCCTAAAAAAAGCACTAAAAACAACCAACAAAATTGATTTAACCTCAATTCTCTCTGCCGCAAAACAACTTAATCTAGAAGATTACGTTGAAAATCCAGCGGCACTAAAGCACCTAAAACACATAATGAATTATGATATTGTCCTTGACAACGTCAGAACGCATGCTATTAAATTAAAACGATTACAATTTGCTAGGGATTTAAGAACCGCTCAACATGAAATCTTCTTGGCATTAGGAGAGGTTGATGGCGACGAACAAATCTCCGATATCTTAAATATCCCTGAGACAAAAACACAAGATGTTGCACTTAGGTATATCCGTGAAGATAGATCTGTCCCTAAATTAATTGGGGCAAATATTGATGACTATACTGAAAAACTTGAAACCCAAGGGGTGAGGATGCCTGGAGTTTCTACTGGGTATCCTTGTTTTGATAAGGCAATCGGTGGGGGTCTCAGACGTGGGTGCGTGGACCTTATTGGATCAAGAGCTAAAACAGGAAAATCAACACTAGCTGATAATATTTCAATTTACGTTGGCTCACCACATGATGGGGCTAAAAGTATCCCTATTCTACTAATTGACACTGAGATGAATGAAGAAGATCATTATGACAGACTTCTTGCTAATTTATCTGGAGTGCCTATCAACAAAATCTCTACAAGTGAATATAGCAAAAAAACTACAGCTTGGGTCAAAATCTCCGATAAAGAAAAGAAAAAACTATCTATTATTGGTAAAGAAGAATGGTTGGATATAACGGATGAATCACGGCAGGAACTAAGAGTTTTAGCTGCCAAATTTTTTGAAACTCCTGATCTTGTTGAAAAGGTCAAAGTAGCTACTGAGAAGATAAAAAAACTAAACTACCATTATATTAACGTGGCGGGTAGTAATTTTGAGGAAACGCTCTCCGTTATTAGAAGATGGTTATTCAAAAATGTGGGATACGACAAAAATGGTAGAATGAAAGACTGCGTTGTTATATATGATTATTTGAAGATGATGTCATCAAATGACATTAACAAAAATGTTGCAGAGTTTCAGGCTTTGGGTTTTCAGATAACCCAGCTTCATAATTTTACAGTGGAGTATGATTTTCCATGTTTAGCTTTTGTGCAGTTAAATAGAGAGGGCATAACAAAAGAAACCGAAGATGCAATTTCTGGATCAGACAGATTAATTTGGCTGTGCTCATCATTTTCAATATTCAAGAAAAAGACACAGGAAGAAATTGCGCAAGACACAACAAGTGCTGGTAATAGAAAACTTATTAATGTGGTTGCGCGTCATGGTCCAGGTAGTGAAGGTTACATTTGTATGTTAATGACGGGAGATTTATCCCGCGTTGAAGAGTTAGGACTTATTGGAGATTTTTCAAATGACGGTGTCCCCGATAGAGAAGACGCAGATTCTGAAGAAGAAGGCGAATTACAAGATTAATGAAATTCTTGATTCATTAAAAATTGACTCTTTATACCCAACCAATGGTCT